GCTGCTTCATGAACACTTCCTTGAGCAGCAGCAATTGCTCCTATTAAAGCTCCTCAAAAAGCTCCTTTAAAAGAATCTTCTGTCATACTTGAATCAAAACGAGCCGCTATTTTAGCTAAAGATTGTTTATTTTGTTCCATTTGATTAATTAAAGATTGTGAAATCAAACCTTGACTTTTAGAAATTGCGTCACTAATAGTAGTTTGTGCAAAACTAATATATTCCATAACATTTTGTATTTGTTCTAATAAATTATTAGCAGATTTCATCGCTTGTATTGCGGCTCCAATTGATACGTCTCAATATTTAATTGGATCATTTTTATTAGATTCTCCTTTGGTATTTCCTTGTTGTAAACTAGAATTTACTCCTTGTAAAATTTCATTCTCTACAAAACTTCTTAAATCATTTTTTTCTTGTAGCTCTTTTGGATTTCTAAATGCTGTTTTATAATTAGCATATATCTGATTTTTTACTTCTTCTAAATTTTCATTAGATAAAGGAATTCGAGAATCTTCAAAAAAGAGAGAAATATATCCTGCCAAAATTTTCACCCCCTAAAATCCCTAATAAAAAAAGGGGTACCCGCAAGGGTACCCCTAAATTGGAGACTATAAGGGTCTCCCACATATTTAATTTTTTATTTTGCTACTCGCCAGCAGGAGTTACAGTTGGAGTCGGAGTAAGTTCTTCTTCCCCTTCCTCGGTTGTAGTAGCGGTATCAAAGATACTATTGGTATAAGGCATATCAGCCGCAGCATTGCTAGTTACACCCTCGCCATAAATGTCAGCACCTTGGGTACGATTATTGTGACCAAGGACTGTCTTATCAGCGTAGTTGTGTCCGCCAGCGTCAGTAGGATCGACAATCTGAAGAGCAGCCATAACTTTCTTAGACTTATTGAATTTAGTATAAGCAGGGAAGGCGTCAATGGTAAAGGTGAAGGTAGAAGGATCACCAGAGTTTGCCATTGTAAAGGTGAAGTTAGACTGAATCTTACCACGAGGAATAATAAACTGAGCAGGTAGATCTTGACCAGTAACTTCGTCGCGGAAGAGAGTATCAGCTTCGATGTAGTAGTAACCAGCAAAGCTCTCAGCGTCAATTTGAATTTCCTGAGCACCCTCAGTGTGAACAGTGTAGCAGTCAATACGGACAGTATTGCCACCCTTTACTTGACTATCAGTATAGTTAGTATTATCGGTATCTGCGATCTTAAAGTAAACTTCATCAGAAGCGCCTAGCTGAATTTCACTATTTGTTACAGTAACCGCAGTTTCAAGAGCAGCATCAGTAAAGATCTCCGCAGCTTTAATCGCAGACAAGAAGGTCTTAGGACCACCAGCGCTGTCTAAGATAGTAGCATAAATAGGAGCCTCTTTAGAAACTACAATGGTATCACCATTACGAACATCTGCAGGAAGTTTAACATAGAAATTGTTACCAGCAGTCTCAACAACTAGATCGTAAACCTGGTGAGTATAGATCTTTTGACCAGGATCTGTTCCAGCTGCCGCACGACCTTTAACAATGCCTGCACCAGAAAGCATAGAGAAGCTAACAGGAGAAATAAGAGCATCTTCAACAGTAAAGGTTAGAGTTTTCTCGCCGTCCCAACCAATTAGACGGGGGTTACCTTTTCCGCCTTGTGCATAAACTGTAGTAGAAGCGCCTTCAAGAGAGCTAGTCTTAGCTGTATCAAGATAAAGAACAGGCTGGCCAGCGTCAAAGTGTTGGTTACCGATATCTACGGCGGTTAGAGGACGAAAAACGACGTCGCAGATCTCGCGTACGCCCATACGCATAAGCATTACCTCCTTTATTAAAAATAAATGGATAGAAAAAAATTGTATACAGTCTTTTCCTTTTGTAATTTATAAAGTTCGCGCTCTTTATAAATTCCTATATATTTAACTTTGTCAAGGCACAAAGATAAATAACTAATATAGATTACGATTTCAGTCAGGAGGAGCTTCCATTTTTGAAGTATCCATTAAAGGCATTGAAGACACTCGCATATAAAAATCAGAAGCTTCTTTGCTAAAGAATCTTTTAAAAGCATCATATAATTGAAATGGAGTATAATTAAAGAAAATATTTATATCCATTTGCATTCCAATAGACAAAACAGAACAATAGTCTGCAAATAAAGAATGATCTCCTTCAGCCGCAGCTTGCTGAGCATGGACTTTTTCACGACCTTTTTTAATCTTTTCCGCAATTTTCGCGGCCATATCATTGGCAGGATTATAATCAGGTTCTCTTTCACTATCATTCTGCGGGATAAAAGCATCATGAAGCATATTTTGAAAAAATTCAAAATTAAAAGGATGAATACGTCCAACTATCTGATCTTCTATTAAAAAATCGATTGCTCCTTCAGAAATATTTATTTGATAATCTGGAAAAATTAATTCAAATAAATTAAAAATCATTTCTTTAACAGTAGGATCTTCCTCCATCATAATCAGTAATAACTGAAAATCGGATAATATATCTAATTTAAAATTGCCCTGTTTAACACTTTCAGTAAATTTTTCCATTTCAATTAACATTTGGATTGCGACTAAAAAATCATCTTCTCCAAAAAGAACTATGTCTTTAATTCTTGGTTGTGTCATAAAAATGTTAGCCCCTTCTATTGGAAGGGGCTGACCTGAAAGTATTAAACCAATTTTTCTTTTATCTCCTTTTATTCCCATATAAAATCACCTTATCAGGCTCCTCCGTTAAGGTCTTGATAAGAAGGTAAATCTGGATCTAAGTTTTCGCTATCATCAGGACGTCCATGTGTTGCAATATATCTTAAAACAATTCCACCTAAATATTCATTCATTACTAATTCACTTGCGCCCATAAATTGAAGAGTACCAATACCAGAAAGTTTAGTTTCATTTAACATACCATCTATATAACCGGCAATTTGATATGGACGAAGTTTATAATCATCTAATTCCCAATAGTCAAGATGACAAATAATTGAAAAAGTAATAGTACAATCTCTATAATGTGGATTACTTGTAGGAATAAAATCATCAAATTCTAAAAGAATATAAGCTTTTACTTCTTCATGCTCTCCAAATTCTAATTTAGGAACGTTTTTAATATATTGTTTATCTTTTAAATCTTGAAGATTATAATTATTAATAATTTCTTGATATTGTACCTGTTCTTCATCAAGACAATCCGCAGTATTAATTATCAACAATTTTTTTAATTTATCACTATATGGACGACTTTCTACAAATAATTTTCGTCAGATAGTCTCTTGATCAGTCTCGCAGGAAAGAAAAGTTGATTTAAAATTTTTAGCTAACAAGGCCGAGGTCTTTTTCATCTTTATCTCCTGTAAATGATCCAATAGTAACAGGGAAAGTAACAGTTTGTTCTTCTTCATCTTCATTTATAAAAGTACAAGTTAAAACAAATTTTCCTTTGCGGCCAGTTAAAACTTCTATCTCACATTTCTTTCCATCTTGAGTTAATATTTTTACAAGTTTAGGATTATCAATAGAAAACGTCGCATTTTTCCCTTTTACAATATATGTATAGAATCCATATGGAGAAACTTTTGCTGGTCCAATAATATATTCACGTTCTCAATCTATATCTACTGTAAGAGCATATTCTCCATATTTTATAATATAAGAGCCAATTGCTCCATCATGAATACGTACTTTACACATATTACCATTATTCATAACATCGACAATTTCAACTCTAGGATTATCTAAAATAGTTCATTCAGAACTATCATCTAAATATTCTTTTGGAATATAATATCCAACTGTAGTGTCTTGCGGAACTGTTGTCTCTCCAATAATTACACTATCAAGAGTATCCGCAGTCTTTTTAATTTCTGGGAGTTCTGCAATTGGATTATCATAATATTCTTGAACTTCAATTTCGAGTATTCCTGGAACAGAAATACTATCAGTAACCTGAACTTCTCATATATGATTATCAACTTTAATATGAGTAAAACGTTCAAAAAATGCTCGAGTTTGCGCATTTAATTTAATATAAATAGTTCCTGATAAATTTAATTCATTAATATTTATTCCTCTTTTAATAAATCATCTTAAATCTGTTTCAGTTGGACCTTGAAAATATATCCAATATTCTTGATCATCAATTGTCATAGTATATCTACATCTAATAATTTCAGATCGTAAATATGCAGTTTCAGTTAAAACAGGTAAGTATACCATCCAATGAGTATTATCATCTAAACACTCAAATACATCCCCAGGTTCTAGACCTGCGTCATATTCAACTGATAAAATCTTTTTATCATAATCAGATTTTAAACCACTAGTATTATGATTTATTAAACAAGGCCAGGCTTCATGAATAGGAGTGCGAATCATCCTTGATTGATAGTCATCTCCCAAGGCAGCTTGTAGACTTCTTAGTTTTTGTTTATTAATTCGAGCGAGTCTACTTCCTCCATTGTACTGCAATCGCGCACTAAGAGTTTTAAATGACATCAGTATCCTCTTTTCTTTTAACACTTGTAGCAGAACTTTGAGAATAGCCTAATAAAGCTCCAATTAATAATCCTGTAGCGTTAATAGTAGTTACTCAAGGGTCTAAAGATACACTCCAAGCAGGTCCGATAACACTTAAAAAGGTAGCTAAAGCTGGACAAGCAATTAATCCAATTCATTTAAGGCAACTATATACCTTAAAAGGAAAAATATATATTTTTGATGTATCCTCCATGTTTTAGCTACCTCCTATTTTTAAAAGTATTCTGCAACTTTATCTAATAAACTACAGCATTCAAAAATAGTGCGGCGATATAACATAAAATTATCACTTTCATCTATTTCTTTTAATCCTTGTAATTTACATACTAAAGTTATTAAAGGTTCTAATGTAGAGAAGAGCCCTTGCATCCCTAAAAGTTCTATAATAATTGTTTCAAGAGGTTTTTTACAATCTTTTCCTTCTTCTTTCATAGGGAGCAGTTTAAAAGTCTGAGATTGCAACCTTTTTAAATTATGACGTATCGCGGCATTATCTACCTCAATATTATAAATACTAATCATAATATCGTGTATCAGATGTATCCATGATTCGAGCAAAGGTCGAACCATATCCTCCACTTTTAACTTTCTTGCGGCGATT